TGACGAACTAGCGGTTGAATGGAGTCAAAAACCTGAAAACGATTGGTTTAACAAAGATCAGATTATGACAGTGGCTGCACTTACAATTGATGCCACGCTTAAACAACAAGGTTATGATTCTACTTCTCCTGATTTTTATAAAGAAGTAGACAAGAGAATGAAAACAGAATTTCCACACAAGTTTAGTGGAGGAGCACGTGCAGAGGTAGGATCACAACCTACGCAACAAGTAGTGGCAGGACAGTCGCGCAGTTCTGCAGCTTCAGGTAAAAGTAAGAAAGTTAAACTTACCCAAGCAGATGTAAAGTTAGCTCAGAAGTGGAATATTCCTCTTGAGAAATATGCCGCAGAAAAAGCAAGAGCCGACAGAGCAGCAGGTGAATATGTACCAATCGGGTAAGACAGTGCGCGTAACAAAAAAAGAAGGAGCGTTTAAAGATGAGTAAAGCAAGTAGTAGAACAATGCAAACAAGAGAGACTGAAACCAAGGAGTATACATTTACAGAACCAAACTGGCTAGATGTTCCAGACGGTGTAGTTGACAGATTTAATATAGAGGATATGGCCCTTCGCTGGATTCGTATTTCTCTAAAAGGAGATGATGATTACAAGAATGTTGGTAACAAAATGTCACAAGGTTGGATATTTGTAACGCCTGAAGAAGTTCCTGAAATGTTGCACTCTGCCACTGTTTTAGATACGGGACGCTATCAAAACTGCGTTGTACGGGGGGATGTCGCTCTAGCCAAGATGCCCCGTGGCAAAGCACAGGCCAGAAATGATTATTACGAGAATAAAGCTAATGCCATGATGCAGGCTGTAAATCAGCAACTAATGGCAGCTTCAGATTCTAGAATGCCCATTTCAAATAATAGCACTTCGTCTGTAACCAAGGGTAGAACGGCACAGTTTCAAAACTAATTTAAAACTTCTGCTACTTATTCTACTCATCTTTAAAAGGAGAGTGTAGTATGACTACTACAAAAGCCCTAAACGGTCTCACTCCTTCTCGTAGATACTCTGCTGGTGCTAATACCACGCAGACGCGAAACTACCGTATTGCTTCTGCAGCGGCAGGAAACATCTTCACGGGTGATCTTGTCCATGTTAGAAACGGTGTTGTGTCTGTCATTGGTAATGACTCCGGTGCTTCTGATCATCCAATTGGTGTGTTCATGGGCTGTTACTATGAAGAAGACGGTGAGCCAAAATTCCGTAAGCATTGGCCCACGGGAACGTCTGCAAGCAACGCTTATGCAATTGTTTGTGATGATCCTCAAGCCACTTTTGAAGTCCAGTGTGACGCCAGTTCTTCTGTTGGCGACATTATGGAGCACAACTTTACAGTTACCCGTGGTGCGGGTTCTACCTTTACTGGACGTTCAGGCTTCGGTCTAGACGTTGCCAGTCGTACCAGTGGTGTAGCTGCAATGTTCCGCATCATTGACTTTGTTGATACCCCAGGTAACAACATTGATAGTGCTGCAGAGCGTGCCTTCCCAGTTGCGGAAGTTCAACTTATCCACCATCAGTTGACCAACGTGTCATCTGGTGCTTAACCTGAAAGGAGCTTAAATAATGGCTATTAATAGAGCTAGTATTGCCAAGCAGCTTCTACCAGGTCTTAATGCCGTCTTCGGTATTGAGTATGGAGAAGTTGCCGATGAATATAGTGTTCTTTATGAAGTAGAGAACTCTGATCGTGCATTTGAAGAAGAAGTCCTCTTCACTGGTTTCGGTGCTGCGCCTGTTAAAGGTGAAGGCGCTGCTGTCCAGTTTGACAATGCACAAGAAAGTTACACCTCACGTTACACGGCTGAGACCATTGCTTTGGCCTTCTCGGTAACGGAGGAAGCTATGGAAGATAACCTCTATGACACGTTTGCAAAGCTACGTGCCAGAGGACTTGCGCGTTCCATGGCGAGTACTAAGCAAACGAAAGCTGCTGACGTTTTCAACAATGGCTTTGGAGCTACCTTCACGGGTGGCGACGGTCAACCAATGTTTAGCGCCGCCCACCCAACGGTAGGTGACGGTTCTCAGAGTAACTTGATTGGTACCACGGGAACGGTTGATCTTTCTGAAGCTGCTCTAGAAACTGCTTTGGTGTCTATTCAGACGTTGAAAGATGATAGAGGTATCTTAGTAGGAGGCGGCGCGCTTTCTTTGCACGTTGCTCCTTCTAACCAGTTCACGGCAGACCGTGTGCTGAACAGCCCTTATCAATCTAATACGGCTGATAACAACATCAACTCCATTAACCACCAGGGTATGCTCCCCAGTGGTTACATGGTGAACAAGCGATTCAGTGACCCTGATGCGTTCTTTATCAGAACGGATGTCCCCAACGGGGCCAAGATGTTCATCAGAGCACCGCTTGCCACCAAGATGGAGCCTGACTTTGACACGGGTAATCTCCGGTTCAAGGCCAGAGAACGCTACAGCTTTGGCTGGTCAGACTGGAGAGGTTTCTTCGGTTCAGCAGGAGCGTAGTTCTTACTACAGTGGAGGGAGCCTAAAAACTTCCTCCACTCCTTTTTCACACATATTTGAATGGTACCCCCAGGGGTGCTGGTCTAGGAAGGACTGTTCACTATGCCTACACATTTTCCCAACGGCGTTTCTAACCAAATAAAAGGTAATCCCCTTTTTAATTACCCTTATATGGACCCCTTTAAATACTACATGTACCACGATGATTTCTTTGAATTTCACAATGGTATCTACACCATCACCACCACTGAGGCAGGAACAGGTTCCGCCACAGAGGCGATCACTTTCGGTGCAGGTGGACAGCTTCTGATAAAGAACGCTGCAGGTGATAATGACTTAGACTTTCTCCAGTTGAAAGGCGAGTCTTTCCTCTGGGATTCTACCAAGAGAATGTTCTTTACGGCTAGGTTTAAAACCAACGATGCTACTCAGTCAGATATTATCATGGGTCTTCAAATCACTGACACAGCCCCTCTGGACGTTACGGATGGTATCTACTTCTTTAAACCAGACGGAGATACTCAACCTGATTTTGTCATTGAGAAAGACAATGATTTTGGCATCTCTATTCTGGAGATGAACGCAATGGCAGACGATACGTTTGTCACCCTCTCTTTTGAGTATGAACCTTTGGACGTTGCCACGGGTGGGCCAGTGTTCCGTGCTTACCAAGATGACGTGCAGATTGGTCAGATTGCAAGTACCGTGAACGCTCCTGATGACGAAGAGCTTACTCTTTCCTTCGGTATTCAGAATGGTGAAGCAGTTGTTAAGACTCTTACCATTGACTTTCTTATGGTAGCAGTGGAAAGATAACCCCTCTGTTGTTTGGAAAGATATAGAGTTTGATCTATAATAGGGGGAGGATCAGGGAATGGTTCTCCCCTTTTTACTCAGGAGACTAATAGATGAGTACTACAACTAGAATAGCGCATGTCATAGGGGGAGCAGGTGGTAATGGTTTTCTTTGTGATGTACAGACCAGTGTCACCCTCTCTGACACTCGTATCAGAATGTACACCTACGCTGTCACCGTTGCTTCAGAAATTGTCATAGGAGCTTCTAATGGACCTGTTATCAAGCAGCCTGTTTTAGCTGCAAATACTGGTGATAGTATCTATATGCAGGACAGCGGTGTCAGGTGCCTAGGGAATGTCTCTGTTGCTGGCGCAAGTAACGCTGGTAAAATTTATGTTTACTATGGCTAGGAGTTAGACTGTGGATTTTAATTCTCTTGTCAGCATCATCATAGAAACTACTGAGAACGATGGCTCAGAGTTTGTAGGTGCTCTCCCTGCCATGATACAGAGAGCACAGGAGAAGATGCAGAATGATCTGGATGATCAGGGTCTGGTGTCTTATGCCAGTGTAGCTGTATCAGCTTCCTCTGCAGAGGTATCTGTACCTGTGGGAGGAGAGATCATCAAGACGTTCTCCATAGAAGTAGGAGGTTCCAGGACACAGCTGAAGCACAGACCCTATGAATACCTGCTGGACTACTGGCCTGTGTCAGCTTCCACTGGTACACCTAGGTACTATGGCTTTAAGACTAACACAGAGATCAGAGTAGCTCCCACGCCTTCTGCCACGGTAGATTCTCAGATAGGTTTTATTGCACAGATTACAACTATTACATCTGCCAGTCCTACAAACTACTTTACCACTCACTGCGAGAACGCGCTGTTCTATTCTTCCATGATAGAAGCTTCTCTCTTTATGAAAAGCTTTAACACAACTCAAGCATGGCAGCAGGAGTATCAGAGTGAAGTGGACAGACTTAGAAATAGAGCTAGAAGAAGCAGACAAGATGATATGCAAACAAGTTTCAGTCCTGCTGGAGGACCTAATACATTGGTTAAGGGGAGTGACTAAGAGATGAAGAAAACAATGAAGAAGATAAAGACTGAAAAAGAAAAAGATTATACTCTTGGAGATCAAAATCCAAAAGTAGATACGATAGCACTAAATAATATTGTAGGAAGAGCCACTGGTCAAGGCTACGGTGCAGCTAGAAAAGGCCCAACAGTTGTCTGATAAAGAGTGTAAGAATAGCAACTGTAACTGTGACGGATGTAAAGGTTGTTCCTGTGCAGAACCTTGTGAAACTGCAACATGTGATTGTAACAATGTTTCTACAGAGTGAGCGCATAGTCCATGGATATGAGTTTGATGCAAACTATCTCAGATTATGGTCTGGCCATTGTGGGCTGCGTCGGTGCTGGAATAGCTGCGTGGAAACTTCTTCATTTCCTTCTTAAAGATGTTATCGCTAGTTTAAGAAAACAAGATAGTATTATTATAGACTTGATTGATAAGACAACTAGATTAGAAATTATCATACAACGTATGGATTCAAAGTTAGATACGCTTATACAGAAACGCTCCAGACCTTTACTGAAGGGTGACAGGAGACAACCAGAGGAAGATGAATAATGTCTGAGAAGAAGAAGAAAACGAAGAACCCGACTGCTCCAAGACCTAAAGACAAACCGATTGCTCCAAGACCTAAAGACAAACCTGATATTCACGATGAAGGTAGCTACACTTCAACCAAGGTAGAAG